TCATCATACACACCATTGCGGATGTTCTCTGCTATCTCCAGCTTCGCATATCCCCATCTGGTGCCACGCTCTTTGCCGCTGATGGTACACTTTACATGTATTTTCTTTCGCGGCAGAATATCACCATAATTGTCTATCCAATCCTTCGTAAACATCTGGAACTGCTTGCACAGCTCTTTATCTGTCAGGTACTGCTCATTGGCTATCATCGTAGCCTTGTAAGCACCACGCTCAGCAGCTGCTATCATTTCCTCACGAAGTTTCTTGTCAATCATAGTTATTTGTACCTGGTTATCGTCGGTTATATTAAAAATTCTTAATTTTTAGCCTGCTTTCGCGCAACGAGCAAATAATTTTTGTATATTTGCAACCCACACCCTCCCCAGAGTGTTTAGGCGGCTAACCGCTTGAAAAGACGTTTCCACGTCTGACGGCTATCTCTTTGCCCGTTGCGCTACTTTCAGGTTTCTGGGTGCAAAGGTAATACAAAAATCAGAAATCCGTGTAAATCGGTGTAAATCCGCCTGTTTTTTAAGTTTTTTTAATACAATTCGCTTAAATACGAGTGGAAATGAGACTAAGTAACGGTTTATTTGCGCATGCTATTGACTGGATATACGCCAATACTGAGGTAAAAGACCAGAAAACACTTGCTGCGCTTACAAAAATTACGGAGACAACTATCTCTCGCATCTTAAATGATAGAGTGAAAAAACCTTCTGAAGACTCTATTCTGAGACTGAATGATGCCTTTGGTGGAATTTTTAATCTTTCCTATTTTCGCGGTGAGAGTCCCTACCTCCTGATGAAGGATGCGGAAGAAACAAAACAAAAAGCGGTCAGTCCGTCAACAGACGAACCAACCGCCAATATAATAGAGCTCTATGCCTCACTTATCCAGGACATAGAGAAAATACGCCAACAGGTGAAACAGGAACTCGCAGAAGTACAGGTAATAAAGCAGGAATACCTCACTGCCCGTGATGACTTTCGCAAAGCCATCACCCTGCTGCACCCTGCATTAAAGTATGAAATACCCAACGGCCAACCCCGCATGGCCGCTGAAAATACTGAAAAACAATGAAAATTGTTGTACACCTACATAGCACCACCACTCCGCATCCCCCATAAACACTCATAATCCTCTCCCTTCCCCCAATCCCCGCGGGATCACGTGAACGGAAGAGGATGACAGTCTGTAAATGCTGGCATTCTCTTTGTTTTTGGAGGATTTGAAGGGATCTGAGGAAAGTCTGTGTACAACGGATTTTATCGGATATTTTCGGATTTTGGGCAGAAATGTTGTACACATGTTGTACACTTTACGAAAAAATGTTGTACACTTTGACATTTTGGTACTAAATAAATGACAATTCAGTAACTACATTATTATATATATTATGTTTTCGACAGCTGTGATTTTTGACCGTAGAGGTAAAAGCGATAAAAATAAAGAAGGTGCGCTTGAAATACGCATTACAATAAACAGAAAGTCTTACTTTGTTGGTACAGGTATGAAGGTGTTGCCTAAACATTGGGCTGGAGCTGTGGTGGTGCGTCCTGATGCGGATGCTCTGAATGCCCGTCTGGGTATCATTGTTCGCAGAGTGAATGAGAAGGTTAACGAGTTTATTGAAGCTCGCAAGCCGATAGACGTTGCTATTATTAAGGAATATATATATATAGGCACAAAGGGCAATGGTGACAGCGGTAGGTTCCTGGAATGGATAAAGGAACAAATACCTACATTGCAGGTGTCTGATGGTACGCGACGGCATTATGAGCTGCTGTATGACCGTCTCGTGCAATATGGAAAAATACGTACGTGGCAAGACCTGACGCCACAGGCTATATATGAGTGGGACGCGTGGCTTCATGCTATAATAAAACCACAGGTGAAGAAGGGTGCAAAAGAAAAACCTGTGAGTGTGGGTACTATATACAACTATCATAAATACATGCGCTTTATGTGTAACAGGGCAAAAGTCTTTGGTATTATAACAGAAAGTCCTTACGCATCACTCGTAGGGAAATTCAAAAAAGACCCTTATGAAAATATCGAATACTTATCTGAGGAAGATATGCGGAAGATACTTGACTGCCACCCTCTCCCTGGTACTGGATTGCAATATGCACGCGACTTGTTTGTCTTCCAGATGTTCACGGGGTTAGCCTATAGCGATGCACAGGCATTTGATATTAAGGACTACCGTCGTGATGGTGGTAATATGGTCCACACTGGTAAGCGTATTAAGACGGGGGTGCCGTTTGTTTCTGTTCTATTGCCTCCTGCCATTGATGTGCTTGAGAGAAACGGATGGAAGGTGCCGCAGATAGACAATACAAAATATAACTATACGCTGAAGACACTCGGTGCGGCCCTGGGTATTGAGAATATGCACTCCCACCTTGCGCGTCATACTTTTGCTACATATATGTTGAGCAAAGGTGTAAAGGTGCAGAACCTTATGCGTATGCTCGGCCATAAGGAAATTAAACAGACAATGAAATATGCAAAGGTTTTGGCTAAAGACGTACAGGAAGAATATGAGAGAATAGGTGAAGAATTGAAGAAGGGAACTACTTAAAGTTCCCTTCTTTCATATTCCAATTTCGCATAAGCTCTTGCATGCGCTCTTCCTCTTCTGGTGTGTATGCCGGCTCTTCATCATATTCATCATCGTCTTCAAAAATTTGCGGAAACTTATCAAATATAGTTTTGCCATCATTTTGGCGATAAGGATTTGCATATAACGCTGCGTAATATACTTCGGCCAATAGCTGATGCGTTAATCTGTCACGCTTGTGGTAGCCTCGGATTATTCTCTTCGCTTCCCAAAAGGTGATGTCATACAGGAATTCATGTCTTGATACTCCTATCTCGCCAACGAACAACTGAAACAGGTCGTTGGCGGTTAGGCGTTTTTTCTTTTCTTGCCTCCCTTTGGTTCTTTGTCTTTTGGTTCATCTTTGGGAATGTGGTAAAATTCCGCATACATATTGATGATGGTTCCGAGTGCAATACCAAGTTCTTCTGGCTCACATCTATACATGAGGTCTTTGTCCTCGATGGGCGACTTTTGACCTTTGCTTTCGTAATATGTCATTGCGCATGCTATAATCAGGAAGATTGTTTTGCGCAAGTCTGGCATGTGAGGCGGTTTATCATTGAGGGCGACTATGGCTTCAGTTATGAATGGATGGATTTCTTCATCGGTTAGCAATTTATAACTGACTTCGGAACCGAAACAATAAGCAAGGGTTACATCCTTGCCTGCAATTTTTATCTCTTTTGTCTTCATGGGTAGTCTTTTTAGGATAAATAAAAACGCCCGTCTGTAACCGAACAGACGGACGGAAACATGATTAAGTATTATGCACCAACGGTATAGTCGCCGTAGCCTTGTAAGGTTGCATTGTACTGAGCGGCAGTTCTATTCTGTGCCTGTATTTCCAGCTGAGTCAGCTGTGCAGAGCCTGACACAATCACGCTGCCTTTGGTACGGTTGTTTGCTCCTGATACGTTTGCGATCTGCCACTTGACAGGCGTGCCGGCCTCCTTGATAGTCTCCAATTCTGCAAGACCTTGACCGTCAACACTTGATGTGATGGTTTCCCCACTTTCAACAAGTGCGTTAGTTGTGATGTCGTAAGAGAGAGAGACAGGTTCCTGTGCAACCCAATTTCCAGTAGTGTCTTTTGTCGTACTGGATTCCAGAGAAATTGACACGTGAAGCTGGAGTTGTTTTGCTGCTGCAATAACGGCAGATGGTGTTGTCGTATTGTCACTTCCCAGGAAGAGACGCACAAACTGACCCTTTGTCAAAGAACCTGCAGATATTGCTGTGAAATCATCAGATATATCTGTTGTACCATATAATTGACCGGTTCCTTGGAACTGGAGAGATTTTACGCTATTCTCACGGTCATTAAATGTGAAATTAGCATCTGACAGATATGCAAAACCTTTCCTTTGGTAAGATGCGGTGGTTGGTGCTTGGTTAGACGTTGTGGTAGTCTTATCCCATACGAGTTCAAACTTGGTACCATTCTTCATCGCTGTCAGCATTGCACCAACATCTGCTACATTAAGGGAATCAACCTGTACAGACCAACCCTGACTCACAACCTCTGGCTTTGATGACATACCTGTGTCATCTTTGGTGCTCGCCTCCTCAGTATTGTTGGTGAGCGTCACAGTACATGAGGTTGCCATACCAATTACCTTGTATTTCTCGACAGTTGTGTCGTATGTCAGTATGCGAAAGTTCTGACCTTGTAATCTCATAATCGTATATGTTTAGAGTTTAGAGATTTGTATAGAATATATGCCGTTTTCCGGATTACGGCCTACGGCTCCACATGAGAGTTTTATTTCCGCTGCTGCTGCGTCGGTGTAGAATTTCTCCACTTGTGCGGCGAGTGCATCGCGGTCTTTATCGGTGAGGGTAACACTACCCTTTTCCTTCAGTTCATCAAAAGGGCTTTTTGTGCCCTCTATAGCAGGCGACTGAGCCTGTGCTTCGGTTTTATTCTTGCTCATCGTCGTTAGTATTAGTTACGTCGCACTGATATACGAGTGTCTTGTAATAACACGGTTTTGTCGGGTCCCATGTCGTGCCGTCGGTGGTTAACGATTGCAGATAAGGTCTGTTACCTTCCATCGTTGTGATGTAATCGGCAATGGCCTTCCTGACAATTCGCGTCAATCGCTTCACCTCCTTTGGACTAACAGCGGAAATTAGGACAGAAGCCTGCACGCGATCATCTCTACTCTCCCAAACATTATCTTTGGTACCCTGGTCATTTTGCAGACCTTCGTCCATGATTATGATATAAGGCAGCGGAGTATTGTCTGTTTCAGCAGGTGGTACTTCAACACAAGTGCTGAAGATACGCCCGTCTGTGTCGCTGACAATCGTCTCGTTTGCCATCAGGGCTGCATAGAATATTTCGTCGAGTTCAAGCATATCAGTTTGACTTTATTACTTTATTTTTCTGGGGGGTAACCGGTGGGCAGTCAGCCTTTGCTATTGCATCGGTGGCCCACCGGAGGCTATCCCAGAAGAGAGTAAGAGAGAGAGGTTTAACCGCCGATTTCTGCTGAAGAAGGAGTGACACCACGGTCAACCTTGTACAGCTGGAATGCCTGAGAAGGATAGGTGTAGCCACCGTGACCGTCACTGACGGGCTTGCCACCATTGATGTGGGTTGACAGATCGGTCATTGACCAGAACGAGTTGAAGATGACGCGGATGATATTCTTCATTGCAACATCGCTGCTGGTTGCGTCGATGATGAGTGAAGGAGTATCATGGCTCTGAAGAGCGAACCATTCCCAGTAACCGATCTCGAAATACTCGTTGTCGGCATCGGGAACGATGGCGTTGTTGTCGTTCTTAGAGTTTACATAGTGGCTCAGTGTGTAAGGATAGCCTGCGCACAGACCGTTCTCAATCACGAAGCCAGCAGCAGCACCTGGAATCTTGGGCAGAGCCTTCAGATAAGCCTCAGTCTTGCGGCTCATGCTGATGCAGACATTACCCTCAAAGAAGCCCTGGTCTGAGAACTCAGCAACGGCCTCCAGAATGTTGGCGTATGCGTGCTCGTCGAGTACGATGGTCTTAGGAGTCTGACCGGCGTATGGGCCGACGTTACCAGTGAGACCAGAAGCAGGGGTGTACACCTTCTCTGCGAGATAGATACGGGTGGCGAGTGTCACCTTCTCCTGAATGAATGCTACCACGTCGAATGCTGCGTTAGCGATAGCATGACGGCTGATAGGAATTGAACAGCCTACACGATTAGACTGCACGTTGATCTTGGCGAAGTCAACAACCTGGTCGTTGAGAGCAACAACCTCGCCAACCTCCTCCAACTTCACGTCGTTGATGCTGACAGGGTAGAGCTCGTTACCGGTTACACCAGTCACAATGCGCACACCCTGTGGCAGGCCAAGACCTTCGTGGAGAGTTGGGATGATTTCTTTGATGTCGAGTGCAATGGCACCAGAAGCCTCGATGTTGGCTGTGGTGTTACCGCCACTTGGCAACAGCAGGATTTCGCGGTTCTCACGACGAT